TGTTTTAATAGAGACAGTAGCATCAAAATTAATATCTATACTCGTGCCGCCTGTATAAGTTAGCCTTCCCGCTGTCGATGGCGTCACTGTTGATGTTTTTTCTGCTGTCCAAGTACCTGTAACTAATACAGCTGTGCCTGCTCCACCAATAGTTGTCGCACCAGAATTACCTTGTAGACTAGCCATTCCACCAACTAAGGTATCTGCTGTTTTTTCAATAGTGATGTAGTTACTTGTCGTTGTTAGTGTAATACCACTACCAGCGACTAAAGATGCAAATGTAGGCTGTGCAGCTGTCGTATTTTTAAATATCGCATGACCAGTGCCGTCTGCTAAAAAGTTATGTTTTATTTCACAACCTTCTGATGCAGATACATTAGATGTAATACCAGAACCATTTTCTATATTTCTTATGCGGTTAACAGTTCCTGATACATTAAGTATAGGAGTTCCACTAGCTGCACCTAATGTAGTAATTGTGCCAGTAACACCTAATCCAGAAACAAAATCAGCATACGATATTTTGTAATTTGTGCTTGAAACGAAAAAGTCTAAAAAAGCACCACTCGTCACACTTGTTTTTGCTATAAATGCACTTTTTTTACGACCGCTAGAATTATCAACCATGTTTAATTACTCTACGTTGTACTTGTTTCTAAGGCTATGGAGCCTGTAGTTTCAGCTAGTATTGTCGCTTCACTATCAGGGTAGAAATGTCCAGAAACACCACTAACTCTGTTATTACTTTCGTTTCCACTTCCAATAGGTAAGGTCGATGGCATTTTAGTGTTACCCATTGTTTGCCCTATAAGGCGCATAGTTTGTAGCCCTTCTTTTGCAGCTTTTGCTAATGCTTCTGTAACTATGCCGCCATAATCCGGTGCAACTTCGATAGCCATATTTGCTATCACACCTCTTAAAGCACCAGCTGGAATAGTTACGTCATCACCTAAATCTGCCACTTCTGTAAAGCCTAACTGTATGCCTTGAGCATTTAACTCATTCATATAGTTATTTAATGCAAACATAAAATCCGCATATTCGTCAGGCTGTAAAGGAGCCTCACTAGCTTGCACTAGAATACGTTGTAATGATGCTTTACCAATTTGCGCTACAGTTGCCATCTAACTAGCCTTTTCTTCTGTTTCTTTAGGTTTTTCAGCTTCTTTTCTTTTTTTGCGTTTAGCTTTCCAGCCTAAAGATTTAGCAAATTCTATAGATTGATTACTAACTTCTATTTCTGTGCCGTCTGGCTTTACAAATATTTTCATAAGTACCTCTAGCAGTCTATTCTTACCTATACTAAATAATTAACCGTATACTCTCTTGCTCTTGAGCTTTTAGCACCACGCCAATCATAAGTATCTATAACGGTCACTTGTTCTACTGTCTTGACAACAGGCTCATGCACTACCTCTGTCCTAGTTTCTCTGTTCACATGAGTTGAAACTAAAGGTACTGCTGATACTGGTCCTGATGCGATTTCATTCATACAAAAGAATGGGGGCTTGCGCCCCCAATTCTATTAGACACCAAAGCCTTGACCCGCAAAGAACGGATTGAATGTCGCGTAAGCTGGCAACAAGTCAAAACGAATCTTCTGAGTATTTGCATCACCGTCAGAATACTTACTAACTCGGATGGACATACCATCTGAGGTAGTAGCAATCGTATCAGTGCTGTATAGCTTAGGTAGCTTGACAGTACCAAGTCCAAAGGCTTGCTTATGATAAAACAAGTTTGGCTGATAAAGAGTAGAGCCAGCACCTAATAGCGTTACAACATCACCAGACTGCAAAGCAGTATCAGTAGTGTTGTATTGTCCATTAGTTTCATTGATACCAGCACCCGCTATTGTTAGGTTACCTGCACCAGAACCGTCTAAAGTGACGTCCTGAGTAACAGTACCTGCAAACAATATATTAGAGGCTGTACCGTCTAGGATAGCTCCACGACTTGACAAGTTAAGTCTGTTACGCCCTGTAACCTGTATGATTTCACCAGCTTTAACAGTAGCTGACGCTGTAAATGCCGTTACTGGCAATACTTGCGTCATAGTATCTTTAGCTGTGACATACGTTACATCTGGCGCACCACTTAATGTGCCAGCCCTGTCTGTTGCTGTACCAGAGGTATAATCAGCTAGACCATTTGAAGTCAGTGCAGACAATCCAGCAAAATTACTAGATATTTGCGCCTTTTCCCATGCTGTTCTAACAAGACCGTCTGCTGCATTTAGACCATTTTGTGCGCTAGCCAAACCAGCAGTAGTAAATGGGTTCATTACATAAAAACGGTCACCATCTGTAGGTACACCAATAGAGTCCATCAAAGCAGCTGCACCAGCAACATCAGACCATGCATCAACTACAGTACCTACTGTGCCATAATGCAAGTTACTATTTTTTATTAAGTAACTGCCTAAGTCAGTTTCTAGGTCTGTGACGATACGTCTAGCCATTGGTGCAAGTATCTGCTCTAACTGGTCTAGCTCTAATGCTTCTTCAACATTTCCCCATGACGTAGCGACAGTAAAGTAGTTCTGTACCGTACCAGTAGCCTTACCAGAAATAATATCTGACTTCGTAGAAGCTGAGATATCACCACCTGCGGTTCGGATGCTGTTGTAATCGTGAGGTCGCTTGAAGTCTACATTAGACCCACTAGCGGGTGTGAATTTGCCACTAAGCAGTTGTGTGTCTACGGTTTTAGTTAGAACGCGATTGCTTTCAAACGCATCTAAAAATACCCTAGCCACCTTCCGAGTGACGTTTGAGGATAAATTATTAGCCATGCTAAATCACCTTTATTCAAAAGTAGCACCCTGTGGCCCTCCTTGTTTCTTCTGCTTACCACTAACAGCAGGTTTATCAATCGGGTCTGGTGCTTGATTAATATTGGATTTAGCCAAGCTTTGCAATTTTGCCCTTATTTCCGTGTGCATATAAATAATTGCATCCGATATACTTTGATTTTGTTTTTGTAAAACATTATCTAGCTCTAACGGATTTTGCCCTAAATATTGCGATATTAGAGGCCCATTATCAGCATCTAATAAATAACCAGCAACTTCATTATGAAGCCCCGCATCAGTTAAGGTCTGGCCTGCTTTTTGCAGTTCTGGCAAAGTTACGCCTAAATCGGCGGCTCTGCTTTCATATACTATACGTTTTGCGTTAGCTGTTTCTTGTGCTTTCGCAATCGCTTTAGCTCTGTCATTTTGTTCCTGTGCTTCTGCAGCCTTCGCATTAGCTTGTTGTAGTGTTGACTCTGCTATTGCTTTGTCTCTTTGTGCTACCTTTTCCTTATAATCTGCGTCTGTCATACTAAACGCATCAGGCATAGGCGGCACTTCTACATCAACAGGCTTATTTAACTGAGCCTCTACATCCTGTAGTCTTTGGCGCAAAGATTGATTATCACGCTCTACTTCTCGTAACTTTCCAACCTTCTTACCAATTTGTTTATCAAGGACTCTTTGCTGTGCCTCGCTAAATACTACTTTTTCTTCATTCGGTGATGAATCCGACTCGTCATTTTCTTGACTATCTACTTCTGTAGTTTCGTCAATATTTTGACTCTGTTCAGTCTCATTATCTTCAAGCGTTATTTCAGCCTCATCGACATCTGAATCTGTTTGCATCTTAGCGCCTCGTTATGAGTAATTCCTAGATTTCGGTCTAGTACCTAATTGCGGAATATACCACAAATTCTTTTATTTATAAGGTTTTTTAATTTTTTTCTTACGCATCTGTCATTCTCCTAATTGCTGACTGCCCTACGTCTACCATATTATTTAAAGCCGATTTTTTTGAAGGTTTATTCACCATATTGTCTGTGACTTCTGTAATAGCTATTAACGCTTCTGGAACCGGATTATTTATTTCTTCAAATTTTTGGTAGTTTTCCATTTCTTTATGTTCGTTATCTAATTCTTTATTGATATTTTCTAGTTGTTGTCCTAGCTGCTTACCTGCACTTTCATTAAGTTTAGCACCGACCTCTTGTGCGTCTGTTTGTACTGCGAATCTATCTGTTTGTGCTTTAAATACAGCGACTGCATTAGCTGCTTGGTCTTTAAGTGCTTGGTTATTGGTTTTTTCTGCATCTATTTGTAGTTTAAACATAGAGTTTTGCGCTTGCGTCACATCCGTTTGTGCTTTCATTAACTCCGCATCGGCTTTTGTCATTTCTGCCTGTGCTAGTAATAATGCAGGGTCTGGCGGTGGTTCTTGCATTGCTGTCTGTTGCATTATTGTCATTTCTTCATTGGTTAACTGGTTTTGTGGTATTAATCCAGCGTTAACCATTTGCTGACGTTTTCTGTCTGATATTTGTTTCGCGCCAGCCGTTTCAATATTGTCTAACAGAATATCGCCAGCTAAATCTATTATCGTAGGGTCTATTTGCGCTAGTGCAGTTATAGCCTCTCGTGTTTCTGCTTGTCTGTTTTGAAAGCTAGGACCCGCATTTACCTGTATATCGTAAGAACCTCTTGATAAATCATTTAACCGCATAGGCTGATTAGTTTCAGTATCAATAATTATTTCGCCATTGATATCTGCATAATCATAGGTTTTATCTTCTTTTAGGATTCTAACAGTTCGCCTTGTGTCATATATCTTCGGTATTGCTTTAATCAATATGCGCCCTGTAGCAGCTATGGCGTATTTTAAGGCTGAAAAATATTTGACTGTAGAGTTATCGCCTTTGTTTTGTAATGTTTCTATAGCAACGCCTGACTGCGCTCTAGGGTTATCCCCCATATTTGCCGCAAACATACCAGATGTATAACTCATCATAGCTCTCATATTTTCGCTAATTTGAGATAATCCAGCATTAATTTGTGCACCGCCTTGTTGTGTAGGTACTGGTGCTTCAGGGTCTGCGTTATAAAACTGTACAGGGTGATTGTTAGTATTTAAGGTTTGTAATGTATCTTCATGACCAGCTGCTTGTGTTGGAGTCATAAAGTATTTAGCTCTAGGAGCTAAAGCACCTTCCTCTATCTGTCTTGAAACGCTGTAATTTAGTACACGCTGAGTATCGAATAACTTTTCTACTACACCCCAATAAATAGGTTTGTCCTCGTAAACCTTGTAATTTCCGTAAATCGGTACAATCGGTAT